CAAAAACAATTACAATCTAAAATTGATAAATGGAAGAAGAACAGAGCAGAGAGTGGCTCCACGACGCAGTAAAAATTACCATACTTTTATGGAGTGGGACAATGTTAACTTTATCCTACTGGGAACCTCCATCAGGTAGAAAGATACTTGATTTTGATCCAACATTTATAGCTTCGGTTTTTTCTGCGAGTACTGCCTCACTAGGATTAAGTATTGGATCACGGAACGGCAACGGTAACGGTAACTCAAAAAAACAATGAACAAATGGCTAGTACTCTTAGCTCTGTTGTCACCCGCAGCAGCAAGAGCAGAATTAGTAACCCCGAATTTTACTCAGGGTTCGATGAACAGTACAACCACGACTACTCAGGAAATCGTGGAGGAAATAACGACGACCACCTATGGTTCAGCCCTGAACAAGTGGAGTGGAGAAAACATAACTCATACTTCAGCTTCTTCAGGAGGCTTAGCCGATACAGATTCAATCTACACCTTACACACGGCTGGAGATCCCTTCTCACTAGAAGTGGTATCAAGAGCAGCAAGTCAGGTGTTATCCGTAGAAGTAATAGACAGAGAAATAGATGTCTCCTCTACTACGGTCTCCTTATCAGTCTTCTCTCAGTAACACCTGTTAAAGCGGAAGAAGGTGATAGAAACGTCTCCAACCCTGTAGCTGCAGCCACCGGAAATGTGACCAATCAAGCAGTGATGTTCCAGAATAATGGAGCACCATCCAGACAGCACTATGGACCTAACATTTCGTGCAATGGAAGTACTATGACTTTCTCTCCATTCTATATGGGAAATCATACGACTCCGTTTGATGAGGAGATGGTTCAACAAACATATACCGTCGCTGAGAACTGGGGAGCACAGATAAACTTTATGGTTCCTTTGGATCGTAGAGGATTACAACGTTGTCTCTCCATCGCTGCAAGGCAGGAAGAGAAGATGCGTCTGGACTACGAACTAGTCAGAGCATTGAAATGTGCAGAGCTACAAACAAAAGGCTTCATGCTCCAACCTGGTAGCCGTGTAGCCAGTATGTGCAGTGATGTCATACCTATCTCTGCATATCTCAAAGAAACAAACCCACCCACAAAACCTAAAAAGAAATTCGGACTATTTTAATGAGCACATTATCAGATTTTACAAAAAGAGAAGCTGAAGAGAAAGCTGCTAAAGCTGCAAAGAAAACAACTAAAAAAACTACCACTACTAAATAATGATTGTACTTATCAAGCCCATCCTCATGGCATTCCTCAGCTCCTCTGCTGTTAAAGAGTTAGTTATACAACTACTCGAAGCATACGCTGAGTCCACTGACAATACCATTGATGATAAAGCAGTTGAACTGATTAAGAAAAACTTATTCCCTGGAGGGTAAATGGCATCAGAAGCAGCAAGGATACAAAAAGCTCTAAGTGAAATGTCTAGAGAACAATCTAAATTTCATCAAAAATATGGAACACATGATCCTATTTTACAAAGAAGAATAGATGCTCTTCGCTTACGAGTTAAGAAAAAGAAAAAAACAAAAACAAAAACAGCCTAATGAAGAAAGCCACTGAAGCCCAATTTAACGAATTACATAACCTCGTCACTAAAGAATTCCTTAATCGGGTCAAAAGTGGCGAAGCTTCTACCCAAGATCTCAAAGCAGCCTGTGATTGGCTTAAAACAAATGACATTAGTGGTATTGCTTATGATGGCAACCCTCTATCTAAACTTGCAGCAGTAATGCCAAAAGTAGATCCAGAACTAGTACAGAGCAGACTTTATGGCAAGCGGAGCTAAATACGCTAACGGCAATTATAAAGCTCAACAGAAAGCGTATAACAAAACAAAAAAAGGTCTTAAGTTACGAGTTGCTGCTAATGCAGCTAATAGAGCTAAAGGTACTTACGGAAATGGCGACGGTAAAGACGTTGCTCACAAAAAAGGTAGAGAAGGCGGTAAAAAAGCTTCAGATGTAACTCTGAAAAGTCCTTCGCAAAACCGTAAAAGCAGATTAAAAATTCGTAAATGACCCCACTACTACCAACCCCTGAACACTATTTATTTAACCTAATAACCATGACAAGTCCTGATGCTAAACGGCTATGGAGAAGAGCTATTAAAGAGCACTTCAATTGTACATGTGTTTATTGCGGAAACAATTATGAAATTAATGAACTTACACTCGATCACGTCAAGCCTAAGTCAAACGGTGGAGAGGATCTTACAAGCAATTTGGTCCCCGCCTGTAGAAAGTGCAATCAAGGGAAAGGTAGCAGTCATTGGCTCAGATGGATGCGTCAGACATATGGACATAACCCTCTGAGAGAACGACTAATTATTAGTCACATTACATAACACCCACAAGTCAATATCTCGTAGCCGTCCGAAAGGGCGGCTTTTTTAATGGCGAAAAATAAAGATGCGTTATTAGTTAAAGAAGCTAGAAAAAGACTTGAAAATAATCCAGCTTTAACAAGTGATGTTAATGCTAATAGGATTTTTAAAGAGTATCAAGAACTTGGACTAATACCAAAAAAATACAAAGTAAAAGAACACTTTTTAAATGCTGTAGCCAAGGTAGCTAGAGAGGATAAGGTTACAGCAAAGAAAGCGGCAGATAAGATAATTAAACTGAACGCTTTTAGTAATAGAAAAAACTTAGGTCCAAGAGTTATTGATTTTATTAAAAATAAAGTCAAGTATGAAGGCATACCATTAGAACTTGATAGTAGTGGTAAAGCTAGGTTTGCTAAACGTAGATTCCATGAAAAACCGCCTAAACAACTAGAAGCTTATATAAAACAACTAGAAGCTACTAATCAATTACCTAAAGGGTACTTTGATGGTTTCAGTAAATGGGCTCGACAAGGTTGGGAAGCGGCAGGTGAAAAGAATAGAGAGCTATTTAAAAAAACAGGAATCCAATTTGATAGAGGACACCTAAATGAATCAAAGTCAGGTGGTCCAAATGTAAAAACTAATCAAAGAAGTGAAATAGCGTTAGGTCCAGGTGGTAACAGATCAAAAGGTGCAACACCTAATTTCAAAACACCTGACATACCAAATCAATTAGGAATACCTGATACATGGACTAGAGCTTTCTATGAATATGATTTAGATAGACAAGGTTTATCAGCTACTGGCTTACCTATAGGTAAAAGCCTTACAGATGCTGACATAGCAAAAATTGAATTAGGTGCTAACCCAGATCAAGTTGTAGCAAATAGACAAAAACTTGAGATACCTAAAAACGGCAATGGAACTAATGGAACTAATGGAACTAATGGAACTAATGGTATAGAACTACCTGACTCCCATAAGAAAATAGTTGAAAAACTTAAATCAGGAGCTTATACACAACCAACACCTACAGTAACCCCTAGTAAGAATAAAAAGATATTAGGAATAATTCCTAAAAACAAGAAGGTAGTTAAAGCTGCAAGCTTGTTAACTATTGGAAGTTTAGCTGGATTAGGTGCTTTAGGTACAGCTGCTAGTGCTGCAGATACAAAACACAGATGGGATAAAGCTAAACAGACTGGTAATCCATTGGACTATGTGCAATCTGGATTGTCTGCTGCATCTACAGCTACAGGTTGGTCTGGTCTTGGTGAGGTAATAGCTACTCCCGCTGATCTGACAAATCTATATATCGACGGATTAAGAAGTAAAAAAAATGGAGAGATGTCTACAGAGGAGAGAAGAAGAGCTATAGACAGCCTCAAATTTATTAAATGATTAAACATACATGACCAACCCCTTACAAGCCTTACAGGACGATTTCAAGCTGTTTCTGACCGCTTTATGGGAACAGCTTGAACTACCTCCACCAACAAGAGCTCAATTCTCAATTGCAGACTATCTACAACACGGTCCTAAACGTCTACAGATCCAAGCCTTCCGAGGAGTCGGTAAATCGTGGATTACAGGTGCGTTCGTGTTGTGGACTTTGTTCAAAGACCCAGAGAAGAAGATCATGATCATTTCTGCATCTAAAGAACGTGCAGACAACATGTCTATCTTCTTACAAAAACTAATAATCGAAACACCATGGTTATCTCACCTACAACCAAAATCAGACGACAGTCGGTGGTCACGAATCTCATTCGACGTTGCTTGTTCTCCTCATCAGGCTCCAAGCGTAAAAAGCGTTGGTATTACTGGACAACTAACTGGTTCCAGAGCAGACCT